TTCTACTAGCCATATAGGCTAGTAGACAAACGCAATCTACATGCTTCGCATGCAATGTAAACCATCGCTCTAGCTCACGCTATCACGATGCCGTAAAGACAAACAAGGGTGACGCAAGGCGCGAGTGTTGCGCCGTATCGCCTCGATGTGAGGCAGATGAAAATATATTTTGAGATATCAAGCAAATCGATTCCGATAACACAGTCTTTCCATCTCGCGTAAAGGTTCCCCTTCGGCGGCTTCGCCGACCTTGACGCTTGGAAAGGCCATGTTATTCGGGTGTTGTTTTTAAAGGAGAAAGCTATGCTTAAGTTAAATGAAGTAACTAGATACTGGGGTGTTGACCACATGTACGACAGCGAGATGAACAGCGTACAATACCACAGATTATTCAACAATGGTGACATACAGATATGGATGACATACTGTAAAGACCCACAGAAAACCATGTATGAACTGGTCGATGTCGCGTGTGGCGACAGCCGAGTTTACTCTCGATTGTCTGACGCAATGGCGATGGGTGTTCTGTATTACATGGAGACTCAGCCCAGGTATTCTACCATGGGTCATCTGCAAACCAAAGAGATGCAGAATAGTAATGTAACTAGTTGATTTAGTTGAACAATTAACCTATAATCATAAGTGGAGAAAGCTATGAACGATGATACATTTAATTATGCAAAAGAAATACTGAAGCAAATCCAGTATGCCGACCCCAATGCAATGAACTGTTGGGGAGTGAGAGTTGGATTCAACTGCTTTGCATTACCTGAAACTAAAGAACGCAGAGCTGGTATCAAGATGGATACCAACGGCTTCAAGCATCAAGGTCGCGTAGACATTGACCTGACTTGGGCAGATGATTACACAATAAAATTCTACGACAAAAAAGAAAACGTCATCAAGTCTTTGGAGCGTGTGTATGCACCAGAGCTATGCCGTACTCTTGATATACATATCGAGAGTGGACCTGATTCACCAGTAAAAGATTTAGAGTTCACAACAACTGTCATGGAGGTAAACTAATGGACAGATATGAAACACAAAAACAAAAGATACTTCACCATCTCAATACGCATGGTGGTATCACACCAAAAGAAGCACTCTTTCAGTATGGATGTATGCGTCTATCAGCACAGATACTAAACATCAAAGAGGATGGCGTTCGGATTATCACACTTATGAAACAAGAAGGTGATGCACACTTCGCAGAGTACTGGCTGGAAGAACGCTACAAGAAAGAGCATGACCAAGCAGTCAACTTCAACCTAGCTAACAGCGGTGCAAATATGCCTGTACCCAAAGCATACTTCATGAAAGATAGAAAGAACTATGGACAAGAAGTATGAGCATGTAGGAACATTCGTGTGGAATAAACTAACACACGATGTAAGAGTAAGTCGTGATTATTTAAACTACTCAGAGCATGGTATGCCCTATGTAGTTGACCACTTCGAACTCAATGTAACCGATGTAAATAGTAACAAAGTAAAGAGTCCGCTGACAGAAACTGGGTATCGTTCGTACATGATGTCAAGACGTTCAGAACATTACGGCGGCACAACTCATTGCGACACACCAATGACCGATGAGGAGTTTCTGTCCAGCTTAAAATATAAACTAGGCGATGAGCCACAACAGAAGGAACTATTCTAATGAAAACAGTACGAGGAAAACAAATGGTAACACTTGAAGAAAGACTCAGAGCAGACATGCTATTCTATGAAGCGTTGCACGAAGATGAACAACGATTCCCATCATGGGATACACGCTATGATTTGAAGGGTATATACAAATCATTGAAGTGTGTAGTAGAGAAGTTCAACTTTGTTGATAGTATGCGTAACGAGTTGAATCTACCGAACGAAGAAGAAACAGAAGGTAGAACTATTCATTATGGAAGTGATGATGTCACATCCAATTAATGATATCATACTAGCTGGTATCGAGGACAAGGTAAACTCCATGCCTTGCCTCGAACTACTTAACTATTGTGATGAAGTAGGTATCAAGACAACTAATATTCCAATGGAAGTATTAATGGATTTAGTTATTGAAGACCTAACTGAAAGAGCAATGCAACCATAACAAAAAAGGGGAGGTGCAGAGCCTCCCCAGTTTGAAGGATACTATAATGAAAAAACTTTCGTCAGTTCAAGTTCGTATACTTGCAACAATAAAACTATACCACGATAAGTCAAACCCTAAACCTCCAAGAATAACAAATAGAATTATTCAGAAGGAACTACCTGATATCAGGCAAGGAACCATTAGCACAACACTACACTCACTTGAATCTAAGTATGGATTCATCGTAGCTGTAAGAGTGCATGACCATGAGCGAGTGTTGTACCCAAAGAGCAAGGCTGGTACAATCAAGAAATATTTTATTACCGCATTGGGTACAAAAACAATCAACAGGTACTTGTACCAAGAGGCAAAGCGTAGTAGACCTAGACTCTATGAAAAGTTATTTGGAACAACTAACAGTTCAATCAGAGAATCAGAAGGTCAGTTTGCGTGATGCATTTTACTGGGCTGGTCTATCGAAGACCACCTACTATCGACAACTGAAAGGCACAGAGCTACGCTATGCAACTGCTATCAAGATTGAACACGCTATTGACCGACTTGCGACGCTCAAAAAAAAGTAGTGGTGAAGAGGTAAGAACACCTCGTATCTGTGATGCGTGTGGAAACCAGACGCTATACTTTGTAGTCTTTCTATATAGAAGCAGTCTTATCTGTATGAAGTGCTACGAGGAGGATACATGGTTAGCAAAAGTAAAGCAAAAGGAAGCTACCACGAAAGGTGGTTTCTAAAACTATTCAATAGTCTAGGAATAAAAACAAAGAAGCAACCACTATCGGGCAGTCTAGGTGGTGAATACAAAGCGGACTTGACTATCGAGATTGATGGTCAGGTTCTCTTTGTAGAAGTAAAGTATCGAGACAAGAGTTCTTTTCCAAACGTATTCAATCTACTAGAGGATAGAGACATGGCAGTCTGCAAGCGTAAGACTGGCGACCCTCGATATTGTGTAATAATTAGTGACCGAGTATGGGAATCAACATTTAAAAAATTAATAAGTAAGGAGAACTAATGTCTAAAGTCGTATCAATAGGAGAGGGTGGCAACGTCACCACTCTTGTTTCATTTCGCTCACCAACAAAAGCAAACGACCAACTAGTCCGAGAGCTAAATGCTTTGGGGTCTGTTGATGTTCGCGTGTTGGATGTGAGTTGTACCAAGCTAGCAGATGCTATTGCTGCAAAAGCAAACGTCGAAGCATACCTAACACCACACAGACCGGACAGAGTTCGTCAGCTATTCAGTCGCTGGAAGTATCTGTTCCAACGTCCATACGAAACAAGCATGGATGAGTGTAGTGAACGTGTCGAGATAATGATTGAGAGTCTGATTGATATACCAGCCGACTGCATCATGCATATCTACAACATGTCCATCAAAACATTTCGCATACTTCCACCCTACTCAGATATATACGGACTAGTAAAACCAGAGCTAGAAAGACGCAGATATTATCTCGATAGGTTTGATTATTTTATTGACCAGTTGCAGAAGTGATACTACAATCGCCATATAAATAAGGAGAAAACTATGGATAGACAAGGATTTATCGGTGGCACAGATGCCATCAGAATTATGAATGGAGAGTGGGCAGACCTCTACCAAGAGAAAGTAGGACTGGTTGAAAGCAAAGACTTGACTGATGTTTTTCCTGTTCAGCTCGGTATATTCACAGAAGAATTTAATCTAAACTGGTGGGTGCAAGCTCATTCACCTGGCTATACAATGGCTGGCACTCAACGTATTCTTCAACATGAGTTCAGATACGATGATGACTATGTACCCTTCAAAGGTACAGCAGACATGATGTGTGTAGACAGTGCAAAGAAAAGCTACATTGTTGAAGCAAAACATACCAATGCTTTTACAAACATGAACGATATAATCGAAAGATACATGCCGCAGATACAATTCTATATGCACTTACATAATATACATTGTGAAGAGTACGACTACAAACCAGATGGATGTTACTTATCTGTTATATTTGGCAACAGTAAATGGGAATCAAGACATATTGCATACGACCCATTATACTCATACAAAATGCTTGGTAAAATTCAACAGTTTTGGAAACATGTAGTCAAGAAGAAACCTCCTAGTAATCGTGATGCGGAGACCCCAGATATCTCAAGCATCGCGATTGATAGGAAGGTTAAGTTAGATATGAATGAGAGTAATGAGTTTATGTCTGATGCTCATGACTATGTTGATACACTTGAGTCAGCAAGAAAGAATGAATCAGCTAAGAAAAGACTGATGAGTCACATCCCACCTGATGTATACCAGATGGACTGTGATGTATTATCTGTAAACATAACCGACAAAAGAAGAACAATAAAAGTGAAGGAGAAAGCATGAGAGGTAAAAGAAACAAAGATAACGAACTATGGTCAGGCAAGTGGCTTACAATAAACAGAGTTGAAATTCATCAAGATGATGATTTTACTATGATAGTTAAAGACAACGGACATTTTAAGTTACAAGAGTTTGAAAAATTTAAAATGCATCCGCAAGATTTAAGAATGATTGCAAAGTTAGCTAGATTAAATGCAGAAAAAGAGAAGGAGAAAGCATGAATACTAAAGACCCTGATTACAAAACAACTATGCAGAAGAAGCAGAACATGGATTTGTGGCTAGCACTAGCACCATCTGACATGAAGTATCTTAAGAAGGTTGCGTTTGGTTCGCGTAAGTTTACATCGATTGACCCACAGTATCAGATAATGAAGATGACTGAGAAGTTTGGACCAGTTGGTGTAGGGTGGGGATACAACGTAGAGTATGACTACCCATCTACAAACGATGTAGTTTTGATTGTAGCGAAGGTAAGTATATGGACTACTCTACCTGAAAATATATTTGGTCCAGTTGCTGGAAGCAGAACATTCTGGCATAAGGATATGAAACGACCAGCAGAAGACGCTGGGAAGATGGCATTGACTGATGCCTTAACTAAAGGTCTGTCTCATCTAGGTTGTGATGCTGATGTGTTTCTCGGTAAGCACGACAACAAGTACAACGCTGATGATAAAAAGTCAGACTTAAATCCATTCTAATACGGAGGTAATATGGAATACGATAACACTAATACTGGAGCTATATTCAATAGCAAGAGTGACCAGCTAATCCTAGTTGGTACTGGTAGCCTTAACGATGAAGGTGAAACCAAACGCATAGCAATGCTCAAGGATGTAATGCCTGATGGTACTACAATAAGAGACATCTATGTGAAGGTAGGTAGGTTGTGGGATAACAAGAGCGATACACCAAACGCACCAACCTTTACTGGTGTAGCGGAAACATCTTCTGGAGAAAAGAGAGTTGCCGCTTGGGTCAAGCAGACAGAGAGAGGTAACATTCTGTCAATGAAAATGACTGAGAAAAATGCAATGTCAGGGGATAATGGTGTTGACAATGCAATAGAATCGGATGAAATACCGTTCTAGGGATATAGTTTTCTCCAAAATAACTTCATCCTAGAACAAGCTAGGGGGTCTAATACTGCTCAGACCTCCTAGCTTTTTTACAAGGAGATGACTATGATAGAAAAGATGACCCACACTATCATTCTCATGCTGACTATAGACCTCGAGTC